TTGATAGCGGTAAGCGTCGTCGCATCTGCTGGAATTCAGACTCCCGTCTGCTGCGTGACGAAGGCATTCCAAACTCGTTTGATTTTAATGGTTCTGCGATCTTTATCACGAACTTGAAGTTTGAGAATGTTCGGTCTAAGAAGTTGCAAGATCACCTTGCTGCACTGGAGTCTCGTTCACACTTCCTTGATCTGACCATTGATTCCGAGCGTGACAAGATGCTTCGCATCAAGCAAGTGCATCGTGACGCAGAAGGTGGATTGTTCAACGGATACAACTTTAATAACGGTGAAGCTGATGCAGTCTTTGAGTTCATGACCAACAATACTAAGAAGCTTCGTGAACTATCTATCCGTACTGCGATCAAGATCGCTGATCTGATCAAGATTTCTCCCAAGAACTGGAAGGTCCTAGCTGAGACTACTATCTGTCGCCGGTAAATACATGTATTTCCCTGACTCAGGGGGCTTCGGCCCCCTTTTTTTTACCGTTATTGTTGAAAAAGCCTGCGATTGTGTTATGATCATATCATGAATTGTAAAGAGCATCTACTGCATTTTTTCCTACAAGGAAAAATCTCGTTGAGCCAGTATGATTACAAGTTCATGGCGAATCTTCAGATGATGATTCACACTTCACACCGAGTGACTTCTAATCAGTCTGATTTGTTTGACAAGTTGATCAGCAAGTATGCAAAGCAGTTGGCTAAGGCTGATTTGGTTAAAGAGGAACTAAAGGACCTCCCTTGGAAGACAATGGTTGTGCAAAGCACATCTGAATACACTGGTGCAAATGTCTCCCTATTAAATGATATCATCACTGTCAAGGTACCTTTTAGTAAGAATTTTATCTCAGGTTTCCGTGAGATTGATGATAATCCGTTCGTGTGGATCAAGGAAGATAAGGTATATAGGGCACCGTTTAGCACCACAGCCCTCAAGATTCTGTATAACTTTTTGCCGAATCATTTCAAGACAAATTATTGTGAGGTGCTGCACGATATCATACAAGACTTAAAGAAACACGAGGGCTTGATATGGGAACCCACGCTCGTCAGGGTCAACGATAGTGTTATCCTGGCTGCAGCCAATCCTGTTGTCGCAGATTTACTAAATGGCATTGACTTATCATTGACTCCTAACAGGATGTACGCGATATCTCGGTATCAAATTCCTGCACATCCTAATCTTTTTGACGGGGATAAAGAGTTAAAATTTGCGTATGAATTCATCACTGAGGTAGATATTGATGATATCATACAGGTGGCAGAATGGATGAGGGCATTGCATGTAGATTCGGTTCTAGTTGGCAAAGGGTTGTCTCAGAATATACGATTATACTCAGAGATAGAAAAAGCATTCGCCGCAGAAGGTATAAAAATTGTTCCGGGACACCGATCATTTTATCATTCTATCATACCACCAAAAGGCAAAGCAAACAGCGTCTTTGTGTTGCTCCCCCACAGCAATGTAAATACAATAATACCCACAGATTCAGGAATTGACAAGATAGTCACCCTGAAAAATAGCCGTCCAGTAGAGGTAAGATGAGAGAAGCAACGATAGAAATCAAAGATGAAGTGAATTGCAAGATTCATGGACTAGAATTAGATACCCGGCGGGCTCTGATGAAGAAGTTTGAATTTGATAAGCCAGGTGCTAGGTATCTGCCCAGTGTCAGGCTCGGTCGCTGGAACGGTAAGATCAGTTATTTTTCCCTTGCTGGTAGTACCTATGTCAATCTCTTAGACGAGATTATTCCTTATCTATATGATCATGGCTATGATATTGAGCTGGATGATAAGCGAGAGACGCGCCCTGAACTAAAGTTTGATGAGGTGAATGCGGACACCTTCTCTCATATCGCTTGGCCGAAAGGACACGAGCGTGAGGGACAACCTGTCGTGCTTCGTGACTATCAGGTAGAAATCGTTAACAACTTCCTAGCTAATCCGCAATCGTTGCAAGAGATTGCTACAGGTTCGGGAAAAACCGTGATGACAGCAGCACTATCTTTGTGTGCTGAACCTTACGGTAGATCGCTTGTTATCGTTCCCAACAAGTCTCTAGTCGTGCAGACAGAAGCAGACTATATCAATCTAGGACTTGACGTTGGTGTCTACTTCGGTGATCGCAAGGACTATGGTAAGACACATACTATCTGCACATGGCAATCTCTCAACAATCTTCTCAAGGGTACAAAGGACGATGATGCAGATCCTGAACTAGCAGAATCATTTTTTGAAGGTGTTGGGTGTGTCATCGTTGATGAGTGCTTTGACAGAGACAGTAAGGTCTTAACTCCAACCGGGTATGTACCTATCAAAAACATTAAAGCAGGTGATAAAGTAATCAATTATTGCGAACAGACTGCAACCTTTAAGGAAGATACGGTAATAAAACAGCACCGCAATCTTACTGTATCTTCCATTGAAAAGATGTATGAAATGGAATTTGATAATGGAAGTGTAATCAAGGTTACTGGAAATCATAAGTTTCTAACAACTCTAGGATGGTGTCGAGCAGATGAACTTACTGAAAATCATGAAATTGTGAAAAAACTGCAATAAAGATAAGGAAGTTATATGAAATTAGTAAGAAAAACTGAAATAGATAAACCTGATGAAGTATTCAATCTTCACGTTGAAAACGATCACAATTATATAGTAGATGGTGCAGTAGTATCCAACTGTCATATGGCTAAGGCTGATGTTCTTAAGACGCTATTGACAGGAGTCTTGTCTGATGTTCCTATTCGTTGGGGACTGACTGGTACGATTCCTAAGGCAGAGATGGACCGTGTATCCTTACTGGTATCTTTAGGGCCAGTGACTGGAAAGCTATCTGCTAGTGAACTACAGGATCGTGGCGTGCTTGCTAACTGTCATGTGAACATCGTACAGTTGAAAGACAACGTGGAGTTTGCTAATTATCAGAGTGAACTAAAGCACCTGCTAGAGGACGAGAAGAGATTAGATAAGCTAGGAGAGGTGATCGCTAAGATTGCTGCTACTGGTAACACCCTGATCTTAGTTGATCGCGTCAATGCTGGCAAAGAACTGGTCAACCGACTTCCTGATGCTGTGTTTGTGAGTGGAGGCACAAAGTTGTCTGATCGTAAAGAAGAGTATGATGAAGTTGCGACAAGTGATAACAAGGTACTAGTATGCACCTATGGAGTCGCCGCAGTAGGAATCAATGTGCCTAGATTGTTCAATGTCGTGCTGATTGAGTCTGGCAAGTCATTTGTCCGAGTTATTCAGTCAATAGGTAGAGGCCTAAGAAAGGCCGAGGACAAAGATTTTGTTCAGATATGGGACATTACTTCCACATGTAAATTTGCAAAAAGGCATCTTACTCAACGCAAGCAGTTCTACAGAGAAGCTCAATATCCCTTTATAATTGAAAAGATAGACTATTAATCTTTATTTTTTCCCTTATTCCAAGCAACCTGTAATCCTTTCTTATCTTTATTCCAAGGAACACGGTTGCTTTTTCGTATTGATTCTTTGATTTTTTCTCTAGTTTCTTTAGTGTGTGATTTACCGTAAAATGGATTTTTCTCTCCGAAATTTCCTCTGTTTGGAGAGGGTCTACCCCTTAAAGCAGATGAACGTTTTGCATTTGATTCAGGAGTTTGAACTACTTTACCTGTTACTCCTTTATTCCATGGTTCCTGGTTTCTTCTCATTTGCGAATATTGGTTTTTGAGAAGCATATAGGTATTACTATGGATCTTGTACACGCCTTGTCTATCAGTGAGCATGGCCATACACCACAATGCATGTATCATCTTATGCTTTAATTGGCCTTCAGTCATCTTTGGTAATAGGAGATGGCAAATGAAATGTTCTCTTGCGGTTAGCTTAACTAGATTGTCTTCGGAATTGGATCCTCCTAACGATCTAGGGATTATGTGATGTGTCTCGGTATAACCGTTTGTAGACCTATTCTTAGCATTGGAAATAATGGAATTATACCAAAAGGTATATTTGTTGTCTAAATACATTTGCTGCTGGTCCTTTCACGACTGATAGAGTAGTTGGAGATTCCCGTCTCGCGAACTACATCTTTATTTATCTTTGGGAAACTTTTTTCTTGCTTTATAAGAGTAGTAGTGCTACTATAACAATATGAAAATACTCAATCTTGACACAAACGAGGCTTACAATCTGGAGTATCTTCCCGATGAGATAGATGACCTTAGGTTTGCTATTCTTGATAACTCAACCCCTACAAATGTTGATTATCATTACATTCCTCTTATCTTCCTAGAGTCGTTTAATTCTCCTGCATTGGTACTTAGGATCGGAGACCAAAAGATTAAGATGCCGGTTGACTGGCAGATATTAATTGGTGAGCAAGAACACGGAGACCTAGAGACGTTACCCCTATCTAGCCTTAATGATAGGGGATTCAATGCGTTCCAATTTAACCCGCTAAGTTCATCTTCTCCTACATTTTTGCCAGTAGAGATTCTAGATATCTATGCAGATGTAACTTGGTTCGCGCCCAGACTTAGGAATGGACAGTTTTTATGTGTGCCGATTGACGAGGGTCCAAAGCCCAGATGTATCTACTTTGTGAAAGATATCAGCCGTAACTGTGAAGTGGTTGACTACAACCAAGCGTTTTAGGAGAGATAAATGTTTAAAGAATCGGTAATCTATGAATTCCAGAATATCAATCAAGAATATGATATTATGGGTGTGATTAGGACATTGTTTCCGAATAATGAATTTGTTGTCACAATAGAACAGGCAAAGGAGGAAAGTCATGAAGTATAGGATTGAAATCAGTGGGCGCGGAGGTGAGATTGTTGTCGGAACCGTGAGCCAAGATATCTATGACTACTTTGATATCAACGGGGTAAGCATCGAGGAATATGCTAGTGATTGGGACAATGATTTTGAAGTTCCATTAGAATCACAGCCCTTTGAACCCGGTGAATGGCACGATTGCGATGATATTGCTCATGAGTTTGGTACCGATACGGATAACACCTTTATCACAGTTACCGATGAGGATAACAAGGTCTTGCTAGACAACGTGGACTATTCTAAGTTACTTAGGTTAGGTGCCAGCAGTGAATGTGATGACATTTATCCGGAAGATATTCTAGAAGCAGGTGCAGTACTTTTCGTTGGTCAGAGTTATGAGAAAGGACTTTTCTATAGCTTTGAGATAGAAGCCGATGCATTTGATATAAGCAAGTTGACTATCTTCACAACTGATGTTGATGGATGGGAACTTGTCACTAGTATCCAGTATAACGGCGAAGACCTTGAGGATCTCGGGGAAATGTCAACCGATAGTAAAGGATATGACTTTAGTATGCGTGTTGCAGGAGAGTATTAGTAGCTAACGGAGCATGGTCTAGGATGAATACTACACAAATGAAACCCGGAAGTTTTTACACCGTTAGAAAGATATCTGTTAACACCGTAGAAGTAGAACTTAAAAAGGAAAAGAAAATGAATTGGTTTAAGAAAATGTTAGCAAGATGGTCGCGTGAAGCATGGGAAGTTCCCTGCAATTCACCAGTAGATATAGAAAGCAACAGTCCTGACGCTAGAACTAGCATGAGGTTCACAATCTATCCGGCTTCGGGTGGATACGTTATTGAGCATCATCGTTATGAGCGCCACAGAGATGGTGAAGGTCCTTCCTTGACTATCGTTAACAACGGTGATAGTCTTGGTAATGCTGTTGAACACATTCTTACTTTGGAAGCGTTGAAAGCATGATTCAACGCTTCCTTAGAAGGATGCTTGGTCGTTGTGTAAATTGTGGACGCAGTTACGATTACCATTATATGTTTGGTAGATTGTACTGTAAATGTGAGGAAGAACGTGGCTAAAGAGAAACTATCAGCAGACGAAAAGTTTACAGGTCATGACTTTGACTTGTTTGAAGCCCTTACGGCCATAGACAAGAAGGACTATTCGTATTATGATAGGCTCTCTACAGAGCAGCAGAAGAAATTTGTTCCGTTCATGATGCTGCACTGGATCAGTGCTGTGAAAGGTAACAGAGATATACAATCCTATTATCTACAAAGCACTGATTACCACGCCAACAAGTATCTATTTAACGAGAATGTGCAGAAACACCAGAAGTTGCAATGGTTGATGTTATGTGCCGCAAGTCCAGGTATCGGGAAACAGTTCCATCAATGGATTCCGCATATCAGGGATCGGGTGAGTAAACTAAAAGAGAGTCCAAAGCACAAAGAGATCAAGGAATATTTTAAGAAAATCTATCCTAAGACAAGTGACAGCGATCTTACCCTTCTTAGTGATGCGTATGTTGACAGTCATCGCAAGAAAATGTATCTTGCAGAGAAGTTTCCGGAGTTAAAGTATGATGAGATTGATATCCTAAGTGGCATTATTACAGACGAAGACATTGAAGACTACGAAAAAGCCCACGGTAATTAATACTGGATTCAGTTGTGAATTCTGTAACCGTAGTTTCCAGAGAGAAACTTCGGCGATGAACCATATCTGTGAAAATAAAAGACGACATATGGATAAAGACAGACCGGGTAATCGTATTGGTTTCCAGTCTTGGCTTAGTTTCTACAAGAAGAACACAGCGACCAAAAAGGCACGCACATACCTAGACTTCAGCAAGAGCGCGTATTATATAGCCTTTGTAAAATTTGGTCATTATTGCGTGAATATCAAGTGTATCAATGTCAATCAATACGCTGACTGGCTTCTAAAAAACCAGATCAAGGTTGACAGTTGGTGTAGTGATGTGAACTATACTAAGTTTCTAATAGATTATCTCAAAGCCGAAGATCCATTAGATGCTGTCGCTCGTAGCATTGAGAATACGATTGAACTATCAAAAGAAGCAGGCATTGAGAGCAAAGATTGTCTACGATATGCGAATCGTAATAGGCTATGCTATATGATCACTGCTGGTAATGTCAGTCCATGGATGTTGTATCAATCTGAGAGCGGAATCCAGTTGATTGAAGATTTGGATGAGTCACAGCAGAAGATGATCATAGACTATATCAATCCAGAACAATGGGCTATCCGGTTCAAGCGAAACAGCAATGTGGTTGGTCAGGTGAAAGAACTGTTGTCACAGGCAGGGTACTGATAGGTTAAGTATGCATCATATAGAATCTATATCTTTAGGGACGATGATTCATGAATACCAAAATTTTAAGAAATGTATACCATGGCTTCCTAAAAGGTGTTACTTATCTAATAAATTACTGTGGCTGAAGCCTTGTTATAGGGCACAGTGGAAATATGATCCGCACTTGCACATATGGATGAGTGAGCGTGAACTAATCATTTACCGATTGAATGAATAATGTATGAACATCATTACGATGTTAAGAGAGGTTGGACCGAAACTAATCCGGGTTGGCATGAGGTAATAATCTGGCATAATGATGATGATTGGATCCTCCAAAATGCTCAAAAAAAACATGTTGAAATCTTAATTTGGTTATATGATAACATAGATAAATGCGAACGACATTGCAGATGGTGTCATACACCTGGAACTACAAGAGTGAAGTTTAGATATGAAAGGGATTATATATGGTTCAATCTGACATGGGGCTAGCTCCGGAATATATAGACGTAGTACCCGAAGTTCGCAAGGTAAAAAAAATGATCTGGAACAATGATGAATGGGAAGAGAAGATGTTCTTTAGAATGCTTCCTCCTGATGGTATTAAGGGTAGGGTTTCTAGGATGGAGCAATGGTGTAGAGAACGCTACGGTGAACCCGAGCTTTATGGGCCATGGTTCAAAGCATCTGCATACATCATCATGGATGAAAAAGTCTATGTTTTCTGGAAGTTGTGTGAATAATATGTTGACATCATATTCAAAGTTTGACGTATTTACATAATGGTAAAAGTTGGTAAAGAGTTTGGTGGCGACATAGATCCTGACGATCCGGATATCGCATTCCGTAAACACCGATGGACTTATTGGGCAGCACTTAAAGGTGTTCGTATTGAATGGATGGAATCTAGGACTGAATTTGATGTAAAAGAGTTTTTGGACTACGTCAGGGACACTTATGGTATATCAGCCAATGCCGATAATGGCATGATAACCGACAAATGGGAAGTAATTGACGAGCAGAAATACCTGATATTTTTATTGAAATGGTTATAAGGTTTTTATAAAAATATCTATGGACTTTATTGATGAGATGATTGACCGTGTCGGGTATGCCGGCGAAGATGTGCAGTAGGAGCGGGGGCAGGCACTGCGTAGGTAAAAGCTTGGTGATAGGCATCGCTTGAGATGATCGTAGTCTCAATCCATAACTGTAGATAACGATTGGGTGTGTTTGCTGTGTTGCCTTCTGTATGACTTATGCCAAAACCACTACTCATACGTTGTACTGCGCCAGCTGGCACTTCAACATCATTTCCTAAACTGTCTACATGATGACTACTGCCTTCTACAACATAACCAAATATTTCCATGTTCTTGTGTTCATGCCAAGGAACTTGCCAACTATATTGAACACGGTCATCGTTGATGGTCTGTAAATCGCTAAAATTCATATAGCGACTATCATAATAACTAGGAAAACTAAAAGTCCTTCTAGTATCTATAAATGGTGCAACTATGTGTCCTCTAGTATTTGCCTGTCTATGTATAATCAAATGTGTACCTATTTGTTTGTAGGTAACTTGCTGCGTTGATATTCCCAAAAGCCTGGTTGACTTGGGTGTGTTGGAGTTGGTGTTGGAGTTGTCATGTTTATTCCTTAAGTAAATGTCGCAGGGAAAATGAATGTTGATGGGAAAGTAGTAACATTGTTCATGTAGAACGTAAACTCAGGACCACCGCCACCGTTATTATTTACATTGACAGTCATCGGTCCAGTATAAGTGCTTCCAGCTGCCCAAGTCACGGTCTTGTTTCCCGTACCATATGTGCTGAAGAATGCTAAGTTATTAGCAGTCAGATAGTTGAAGGCAACACCGTTTTTAATATTGCTAGTGCCGCTTACAGCATTGAGAATAAATCCGTTGCTCAACATAGTAGCAGTAGGATCCTCAATCCATTGATTTTGAGTTCCGCCTGAGGTCATCTCAGTGAAGCCGACAATACCGTTGCTACCGCTTGGGCCGGGAGGACTGCTACCGCCTTCTCCGATACTGATGCCGCCACCAATACTGATTCCACCTTCTACTCTAATTCCTGCTACTGACATAATTTATGATCCTCTTGTTTAGTATATTTATCACTTGTGATACCGCATCCTGCGACGAGTAATGTGCTAAAAGTTGCTAAAATGGTCTTGTTCATATTATTCCCCTGATGCCGCGAACTACATTTTTATTTATCTTTCTGCTTGACTTCGGTCATACACTGTAGTATATTAAGCTATATCATATAGGAGATAATATTTTGTCACAATCGGTTATGATTGATATGGAGACGCTTGACACTTCTCCAGACACGGTGATCCTCACTATCGGTGCAGTGATCTTTGATCCTAAGGGACAAGGTGTTGTAGAGCGTCTAGAACTCCGTCCAACGATTGATGAACAAACAGATGTTTATAATCGCACGATCAGTGATGACACCCTGCGTTGGTGGAGCGGACAGAGTCCAGAAGCGATTGAAGAAGCCATGGGTGATCGTGACCGTATTCCATTCAAGGAATGCATGGAAAAACTTGCTAAGTTCTGCTGGAACCGTGATGCAGTATGGTCACATGGTGCTATTTTTGACATCATGATTGCTGAATCCTCATTCCGTCAACTTGGTATAAACACTCCTTGGCGGTTTTGGAATGTCCGTGACACTCGCACCCTCTACGACATGACTGGAGTCAGCCTAAAAGATGATGGACATGTCACGACACACAAGGCAGTGGAAGATGCCGAACGCCAAGCTATCATCGTCCAGAAGGCTTATCTGAAGTTGATGAAGGCCGGCTTGACACCTAAATGAGGATTGATTCGGACGTAGATATAGATGTGGGTGATCGTGATAGGGTTCTATCATTGATCAAGCATGTCCATGCCTCTATGCGTAATGTGAATCCCATTCGCAAGCATCCATCCGGATTCTATATCACTGACATTCCCTATGATCCTGTGATGGATATGGCAGCGATTGATTATACTGAAGCGGAGGCTCGTGGATACTTCAAGATAGATTTGCTGAATGTATTCGTTTACTCGCTTGTCAAGGATGAAGCACATCTTGAGCGATTGATGCAGGAACCAGATTGGTCTATGCTGAATGACAGAAAAATCGTTGAGCAATTGATACATTTGGGCAATCATTATAATTCTATACAGAAGATGCCTGAACCTATAAATAGTATTCCTAGACTAGCGATGTTTCTAGCAGCGATACGACCAGCAAAAAAACATCTCATCGGTAAGACATGGAAAGAAGTGAGCCAGACTATTTGGGATAAAGATTCAACTGAATACAGCTTTAAAAAGAGTCACAGTATATCCTATAGCCAACTAATAGTAGTGCATATGAATTTACTTAAGGAAACCGAAAAATGAAAATCATTCATGTTAATCGCCAGCATATCGCAATGAACGCTCTGGACGGGCGTGATCGCCCTGTCTATACAATCAAGGATAAGAAAAGTACTAAATACGCTCGTCAGGTTATCATCAACGGACCATCACGCCTAGTATATAATGGAAAACAATTGACCTGCGGTGCTAGAGCTTGGATTGAGACTGATGCTGCAATTGAACTTGTTGATGAGATGACATTTAAAAAGGCCCGAGAACAATGAGTTTAGAACTACTCAAAGAAAACGACCCTCAATTACTTGAAGTTTCTGAACCATGGGACTTTGAGGTTGATGGCGACCCTTCACAGTTGGTTACATATATGAAGGAAGTGATGGCCGACCACGGTGGTATCGGTCTCTCTGCCATTCAATGTGGGGTAAAAAAGCGTGTATTCATCATGGGCACGATAGATAACTTTGTGGTTTGCATCAATCCAGCGATAGTCGCGATATCCGATGAACGGGTGCTTGATCAAGAAGGTTGTTTGAGTTTCCCTGAACTCTGGATGAAGGTGAAGCGTCCGGCAGGAGTGTCGGTGAAATATCAGACCGTATCAGGTAAAGAAGTTGAAGACACCTTGATGGGATTCCAGGCTCGGATCTTCCTACATGAATATGATCACGGATTAGGTATTACATTTGATCAGCGAGTAGGAGACCTTACATTGAAGATGGCTAAGGAAAAAAGGAAGAAATGGTTGAGCAGGTTGCCTAGACTCTAAGGCATCCTTTTTACTAATGTGATGCTACGGCGCTTTGATCTCTTTTTAGTGAAATCAGACATACATACAACTGGCCCATGAACTACCTGCAAACTCTTGTTGTTAAACGTCCTGATATATGGTTTGAACACATTCCATTCGGTCTTTAGGAACAGGTTGATAGGAATCGTTCTATTAGATTCCCACCACCACACATCACCTAACTGTAGGAACTTGGACTTGAGATCAACTTGAACTATAGCACCGTAATCGTATAGAGTCGTTACCATGTCATCACGATTCTGGATTATACCTACATAATCTTGACCGGCATAGGAACAAACCGTGATGAACGGATGGGCTTCTGTAAGTTTCTTGAAAAAGTCGTTTGCTTCCATTGTATATATTTAATCAAGGAAGCCCAAAGTTAATATTTTAATATTTTAAAGACTAAATATATGATAAGAGGAACAACAGATGTCCTATGCGACCCAAGTTTTTGTTTATACGCAACGACAGATTGTTATACTCCAATCAGGATTTTCAGGGAGAATCTACTTGCCACAATATGCCCGACCATTAACACTCAACAGGGGTGTAGATAATCAGATTATTTTTCAGTTCCTGAACAACGAACAGAAGCCTATTGATATTACTGGAGCACAGATCACTTGTAGGATCATAAGTTATGACGGTAATGTGACTCTCCTATCCACGTATCTTAATCCAGGACTTACACTGAATGGATTTGCTACCTTGGATATAACTGCCGCTGACCTAATGGAAATCAATCCACAGAAAGCTTACTATTCACTGGAGATTCCAGTTGGAACATTCAACTATCCTGTATTTGTGGATCAGAATGCAGGTGCAAGGGGTGATATGAATATCGTTGATTCCATCCTTCCATCCTTTGTCCCTTCAGCAAATGTCACGATTCCTACTGGTCAGGCATTTCCTAATACGAATCCTGAATACAGTCCGGCAAACGGCTATGTCTATTATACGAGTGTCATTGACACGAACAGCAATCCCGTGCTGACCATCCAAGCATCCTATGATCAATTTTACGGTAATGTTATCATTGAAGGATCAGTACAACCAGATGTAGATTGGTATCCTATCCTGACCAACACATACGATAATGTCAGTGCTACGATGGGATATGTGATCGAAGGTTTCCATCCCTTTGTGCGAATGGAGTTTGACAGCAATTCAGGCGCGGTTCTAAATATCCTATCTAGGTAACCTATTTGCTTGATTTCTATATCAGGTCTGTTATAGTAGAGTTATGTTTGATATCCTGACTATCATACCAGGTAAAAAGAAAACCACGGTAAGCGGTTGGATAAGTTTCAACGCTCCTTGTTGCCATAATATGGGCCATCGTCCAGACAAGAAAATGCGTGGCGGTATCAAGACTGACGGCACTAACTGGAATCTACATTGCTTCAACTGCGGATTCAAGTGTGGATTTACCTTAGGTAAGAATATCACTGGTAACACACGCAAGTTGCTTACTTGGTGTGGCATGGATGAGCAGGACATAAACAAGTGGAATCTCTACAGTCTACAGCATAAAGATTTGCTAAACTTGACTATGGTCAAGAAAAAAAAGAAGAAGATAAACTTTGAAGAGGTAGTTCTTCCTGATAATATGGAAATGATCTGCCCGGAAAACCCCGATCATCAGAAATATGTAGACTATCTCACTAATAGGGGCATAGGTATATACGACTATCCCTTCATGATAACTCCTAAGGATCAGGGTAGGAATGCTGATCGCATCATCGTTCCATTCACTTATGAAAATAGAATAGTTGGACACACGAGCAGATATCTAGATAATCGTGTTCCTAAATTTATTACCCATCAACAACCCGGATTCCTCTTTGGATATGATCTACAGAAGCCTGATTGGGAAGTATGTCTGGTATTTGAAGGCATATTTGATGCGTTGAGCCTCAATGGATGTGCGCTAACTACGAATACTATAAATGAATTGCAGGTCAATATTCTACGGAATCTACAGAGGAAGATAATCGTGGTTCCGGATCAAGACAAGGCTGGATTGACTATCTGTGAGCAAGCACTTGAGTTAGGATTCCATGTCTCTATTCCTGATTGGGGGCCGGGAGTGAAGGATGCCAATGACGCTGTAGTAAAATACGGCAGACTACCGACGTTATTATCAATTTTACAAAATGCAACTAATAGTTCCATTAAAATTAAATTGATGAAAAATAAAATAATGAAAAAATTATGATATTAACATCCATCCTTTAACAGATTTATATCTTCCTATTACCATTCTTCCCACATTAGTTCTATTTAAATTAAATTTTTTACAAAAATCACATCTAGTCATACTTACAATTTCGGAAGTAATTTTGTTTCTGAAGGTATAATTAGTATGATCATATTTGTAATTATTTTTTCCTAATAGATTATGTGTTCCATTTGTTACCCTATCAGTTTGCAATAAATACACATATGCTGATGTTCTCCCCAGAACGTTAGAGTAGTTGGGGTGGGTCCCGCGAACTACACATCTTTATTTATCCCAAATGTATTGAAGTCATAAGAGAAATATTGTATAATAACTACATGATAAAAGAATATAACCGGGACATTCAGGAACTCTTCCTCAGGATGATCGTGACCAATGCTGAACTCTATACCAGAGTCACAAATATCTTTAATCCCGAGAACTTTGATCGTACCCTAAGGCCAGTAGCAGAACTCATTGTTGAGCATACACAGAAGTATAGCATCATGCCTGATCATACACAGATCAAGGCAGTCACTGGCGAGGAAATACTACAGATTGAAGAA